ACTGGTCGTACCGGAGAAGTGGAGTGCCCTGCCAGAGGACTTCATCCCCGCCCTCCGGTTCTGTGTATTCTCCGCCTCGTCTGACACCTCCAAACCCGTATTGACCTGCATACACATTGTCGAGTATCATGTTGAGTCCTGTGACAACTATCGGGTCACCCGATACTTCCTCGACAAGGAGAAAATGAAAAAGCCATTGGGCAACCTCCTGATTCCTCAGTCGTCAGTCGCATCCCTCATCAACTACAAAGTGAAAGGGTATGGCATGACAGATGGGTGGGCACACTTCGAGTCAGAGGGTATTGTTTTCTCCTGCCGGACGTATGCGGAGGAATACCCTGCGGTTGACAAACTGCTGAAAGTGTCAGGTACGAAACTGTCTCTGCCTGAAGGGATTGCAGAGGCGGCAGACCGTGCTTCAATCTTCACGACAGGCAAGAAACAAACGGACGAGGTTGCGTCTGTCCAGATGCAAAGCGGTGGCCTGATCATTGAGGGCATGGGAGACGGAGGGTGGTACAAAGAGAAGTTGAAGAGCAATTACAAGGGTGAACCTGTTACGTTCTCAGTGAACCCACATTTCCTGAAAGAGGCTGTAGGGCTGACCGACAAGTTGATTATTGGAGAGGGCACGTTGGCACTGGCAGGGGACAACTTCATCCACGTCGTTTCATTGTCCGTAACGAAGGGGTAAAATGCAGGGCTTTTTCAATCTCACAAAGCCAGTTAGTAACATCCGCCCAGCCACCTGCGGACTATCCTGCACCCTGAACAAGGGTTGCCAATCACCAAAGATGCCAGTCACCGGTAAGGGGCGAATGAAAATCCTCGTTATCGCCGAAGCACCTGGCGAACAAGAGGACGAACAGAACATACAACTCATCGGCCCCGCCGGGCAACTTCTCCGCAAGACCCTGGCCAAGTATGACGTTGACCTCGACCGCGACTGTCGAAAAACAAATGCCGTCCGCTGTCGACCACCGGAAAATCGCAAACCAACCCGAGACGAAATTGCTGCCTGCCAGCCCCATATCTGGGACGAGATCAAAACCAACCCACCCAAGATGATCCTGACATTGGGACAGGTGGCATTGGAAAGTCTGTTGCTCAACCACGTGAAAAAGATTGGTCAGATTGGACGGTGGCGTGGAATGACAATCCCCGACCAGAAAGCAGGGTGTTGGATCTGCCCGACGTTCCACCCAAGTTATATTCTCCGTAGTCAGAAAGGATGGGTTGGCAAAGGGGGGTCACATCCCATTTTGTCTGTGGAAGAGCTGACGTTTGAGTTGGATATCAAACAGGCAGTGAAGAGGGTGGAGGTGCTTTTCCCAGTGATACCAATCCCTCAGGTCATGTTGGAATGGGAGCCGTCCATTGCCCCCGATGATGTTGATGTAATAGCCATTGACTATGAAACCACAGGTCTACGACCCTACCGTAGTGGGCATCAAATTGTATCGGTTGGGATCAGCAATGGTGAACGTGCCTGGGCAGGACCTATGACACATAGTTTTGCACGACAATGGAAAAAGATTCTGGCTGACCCAAGGATAAAAAAGGTAGGACATAATATTAAATTTGAGCAGCAGTGGGCACAACATTGTTTTGGCGTTGAAACACGTGGGTGGGTTTGGGATACGATGCAAGCAGCTCATATCATTGACAATCGCAGAGGCATTTGTGGGTTGAAGCATCAAGCGTACTTGACTCTGGGAGTACCGGACTGGTCAGAAGGTGTAACAGACGACTTCCGTGAGGATAAAAAAGGATTTAATCATTGGAAGTACGCCTCGCCAGACCCAAAACTGCTGAGGTACAATGCGCTCGATGCATTCTACACAATGCTCATTGCCAAGAAACAAATGGAGTTATTCAAGTGAGACCCCTTTCAAAAGACGCATATCAGCTTTTCCAAGATGGCATTCTTGCTCTGGCTGACATCGAAATGACAGGAATAAAAGTTGATGTTCCTTATCTTGAATCTCAAATCACCTCCCTATCCGATCAGATTCTAAATGCTGAACGAACCATCTGGTGCACATCTGAAGCACGGGCATGGAAAGCTATGCTCAAGGGTAAGAATACCGTACTAAACATTGACTCTACCACCCAACTCTCCTCTCTACTCTTCAAAACTCTAAATTACAAACCGACAAAGACGACTGCTAAAGGCAACGCCGCCGCAGATGATGAGGTACTCCAACACATCGGTACCCCATTCACCGAAGCGATTCTGGTCAAGCGGAAGCTGACCAAGGTTCGGGACACATATCTCACACGCATATTGAATGAGCAAGTGGACAGTGTTTTTCATCCCACATATAACCTTCACATGGTACAAACGTATCGAAGCAGTAGTGACTTTCAGAATATCCCAGTGCGTGACCCAAAACAAGGACGAGTTATTCGACGTGCGATCATTCCACACAACCCCGGTGATGTAATTGGTGAAGTGGACTATTCGGGTGCTGAAGTTCGCGTGGCGGCTTGTTACCACAAAGACCCGGCGATGCTCAAGTATATCAACGACCCAACGAAGGATTTGCACAGAGATATGGCGTGCGAATGTTATTTGCTCAAGCCCGGCCAAGTGACGAAAGCGATTCGTAATGAAGCGAAGGGTGACTTCGTATTTGCTGAGTTCTATGGATCATACTTTGAGCTGGTCGCTCCTGCCTTGTGGAAGGCGAGCGGAGATTTGATCATGGCAGATGGTTCACAAATGCTGCTGCGTGAAGTGCTGAACGAGAAAGGAATTAAAACAGCAGGTCAGTTTACAAATCACATCAAGGAAGTGGAACGGCATTTCTGGGAAGATCGGTTCCCTGTTTACAACCAGTGGAAAAAGGACTGGTATCAAGCGTACTTGAAACGTGGGTACTTCGACACCATCACGGGCTTCCGTTGTCAAGGACCAATGCGCCGGAATGAAGTGATAAATTACGGTGTCCAAGGATCAGCATTTCACGTTTTACTATACTCTTTAATTCAAATTCATCGGTGGTTAAAAGGCAATGACATGAAAACCCAAATTATTGGACAAGTGCATGATTCCCTGTTGCTAAACTTTGCGCCAGACGAGGTTAAAATTGTTTGCGCTAAAGTAAGGGAAGTAATGTGTGAAAAAGTACGACAGCACTGGTCTTGGATTATTACTCCCCTTGCTGTAGATTTCTCATTAGCACCCCCCGGTGGAAGTTGGAACGATATGGTAGAGATAAAATAGTTGAAAATAAGGCTTGCCCTCGATGAGTGAATTGTCTATACTATGTGGCAGGAATAGGAAAGGTCTAATTAACCGATCCAAAAAGATGGAAACCATTGCCGTCCTGTCCTGCCTTCTTTTTACAATGGGAACAACTGAAATGGGAGTTGCCATGAAACGAATCATCCGACGTCCTTCCGAAGCCCCCCTTTGTGCCTGTGGTTGTGGTCTGCCTGCAAAATGGAGTGCCTTACGCCCCCATCATTGGAATGTTTATTTGCACGGACACTCCAATAGGGGGAAGTTGCGTCCGTGTTTGGAAGAAACGAAAAGGAAAATAGCAAAGGGAAATACAGGGAAAAAACGTACGCAAGCAGTAAAAGAACAAATGTCCCGCACTCGATTGGGAAGGAAGGCGCCACCGGAATGGGGTCGGGCAATTTCAAAAGCAAAGAAAGGTGTTTGTACATGCACCCCCGAACAGAGCAAAGCGATAACAGAATCAAATAGAACTCGCATTGTATCAGAAAAAACAAAAGAACGCATGCGTTTTGCAAGTAAAGACAAACCGAAATCAGAATTGCACTGTCTTCATGTGTCGCAAGCTCTCAGGGGCAAGTACATCGGCCCTCTTTGTTCTGCATGGAAAGGTGGTCTTAGTAAGATTATTTATGGTATTGGTTTTACAGGTTTTGTAAAGGGACAAGTTAGGAAAAGGGATGGATACGCCTGTCGTGTTTGTGGGGATGACCCTCCCAAAAGGCTCGCTGTACATCATATCAACTATAATAAAAACGACCATCGTCCAGAAAATCTCATCCTTCTCTGTGCCACATGCCATACAAAAACAAACTTTCACAGGGAACGATGGACAAAAGCACTCGAAAGGATAACATGACAACATCATTGGCCGTCAAATACCGTCCAAAACGTCTCGCTGACTTCCTCGGCAATACCGAGACCGTCCAAGCCCTCCGTGCCCTGATGGAACGCGAGGAGATGCCCCACACGATCCTGTTCACCGGCCCGAGTGGAACAGGTAAAACGACCCTTGCACGAATAGTGGCCAGGAGACTCCAGTGCTCAGAGTATGACCTGCAAGAACTGAACACCGCAGACTTCCGTGGCATTGATACGATACGGGATGTGGTACGAAACATGGCGTTGTGTCCAATGTCCGGTAATTATCGAGTGTGGATATTGGATGAGGCACACCAACTATCCAAGGATGCTCAGCATGCCTTGTTGAAAGCACTTGAGGATACACCCAAGCATGTTTATTTTCTATTGGCTACTACTAATCCGGAGAAGCTTCTGCCCACGATCAGGACCCGGTGCGTGGCGTTTGACGTGAAGCCATTAAACGATAAATTGATGGGGGAGTTAATCAGCCACGTACTTCAGGGCGAAGGAGATCCAGAAGTCCCACAGGAAGCCATTGACCAAATTGTTCAAGACTCGTTGGGGTCAGCACGAATGGCATTATCTATACTTGATAAGGTAATAAATATGGATGCAGGTGACATGCTCACTGCTGCCAAACAACAAGCTGCTGCTCAGTCCGAGGCTATTGTTCTGTGCCGTGCCCTGATTGACAAACGTCCGTGGAAAGCGATTGCCGAGATTATCAAAGGGCTGGAACAGGAGCCAGAAAGCGTGCGGCGAGCGGTGTTGGGATACGCACAAGGCGCGTTACTGAGAGGAGATAATCCACAAGCATTCGTGGTGTTGGATTCATTCCGTCTCCCATTTTACGACACCGGGAAGCCGGGTTTGGTGATAGCGGCGTATAGCAGTGTGTCTTAAATGAACAGCCGCGAAACCGTATAATAAGGTAAGGAGAAAAACATGAGTGAACAAAATTATAACGACGACATTTCTATCGACCCTGACGCCCTCGATATTGGATGGACGAAACAAGCGCGAACCTTCTTCAAATACGCTGAGCTGGCCGCCAAGGCTCGTGATGCTATGGACAGGCAGAAGGAACGCTTGGACGTTCTACAAGCAGACCTCGGATTGAAGATCCGCTCAAACCCCGCCAGTCATGGACTGGAAAAAGTGACAGAAGGTGCGGTCCAGTCTACCATCATGCTCAAGCCGGAGTACACCGAGGCGAATAAAAAACTGGCCGACCTCAAGTACGAATATGAAGTACTGATTGCCGCCGTTCGCGCCCTCGACCAGAAGAAGTCCGCGCTGGAAAATCTGGTGCGGTTGCAAGGCCAGAACTACTTCGCTGGGCCGTCAGTGCCCCGTGAGATTGGAAAAGAATGGGTCAAGGAGACAGAGCGAGCTGGTGCAAGGGATAAGGTAAAAGAGAAGATGGGAACGGGTCGTAACATCAAGCGATAATTATAACGGGCGCGATATGGATTCGACGTTGTTAGCGAGCAAAGAGATGCGTGCAGGAGTTGGTGGGCAGGCTCCTATATCAAGCCGACCAAACCACTCGACAACGAGTACAAACTCGCGGCTGCTTAGCCACGATAGGAACGGGGCAAGATGGATGCAGTAGCCCTTAGTACGACTCATTACGCATCCCCGATGGGGTTTGTCCGTAGACCGTCAGGAAACGGATTGGTGGAGGGTGATGAAATCATCGCCCCTAAGTTGTCGGACTTAAACCGACTACGCATGTAGATTCTCTCGCGGACTGGCGGCGGACGGGGGTTCAATTCCCCCCGCGTCCACCACTTGATAAGGAAATGAAATGAACATCACAAACCTGTCGCCGTTTCAATTGACGCTGGGAGTGATAGTAATACTGCTGTCCTCGTGGTTTTGGATATACATTGCAAGCCGGTTAATGAGTGCAGGAGTGATCAGGTCTTGGATGGAGTTTATGGCAAAGAAAAAACCGCCGAAAGGCAAACAAGAGGAGGAGGAACGATGAAGAGTTCGCAACAGTCAATGAAGGATCGCGTCCGAAAACGGGCCGAGACCCACAAGAGTCGGGGAGGGTTAGATACGCTGGCCCTGCCGGAAGGTGTCGAGTTGTTCAAGCCAGAGAAGGGGACCATCGAGTTCGACATCATCCCTTACAAGGTGACCGCTGACAATCATCCGGAAGTCAAGAAAGGCGAGATTTGGTACGAACGTACTTACATGTCCCACCGCAATGTGGGACCGGAAGAGAAAGCCATCATCTGCCCACGCACGATCGGCAAGCGGTGCCCGATCTGTGAGGAATACCAGAGGCTCAACAAAGATCCCAACGCTGACGAAGACGTCGTCAAAGGTCTGCGTGCCAAGGAACGCGAGCTGTTCAACGTGGTGATGAAGGATGGCGATGGTGAAGTAATGGTCTTGAACATGAGTGTCCATCTGTTCGGGTTGAAACTGGAACAGGAAATCCTGGAAGGCGACGAGGGCAATGCGTCCTTCGCCGAACTGAAGGGTGGCAAGACGCTCAAGGTTCGCTGGGAGCAGAAGTCCATGGGAACGGCCAAGTTCGTCGAAGCTGGCCGGATTGACTTCAAAGATCGGGACGATCTTGACGAGGATACGCTGGACGTTGCCGTGGATCTGGACAAGGCACTGAAGATTCTGTCCTATGAAGAGATTGAGAAAATCTTCCAGGCCGGTGGAGACGAAGATGAAACGACCCCTGACAAAGATAGTGGGGGTGATGACGATCAGGGAGAAGAGAAACCCGCCAAACGTAAGATTGGTGGCAATCGTAAACCGGCAGATAAGGTATCCTGTAAAGCTGACAATCTGGACGATGACGACCAGATTCCTGGCTTGGAGATACCCCCCAAAGGAAAGGCCAAACCGAAGGAAGACGAAGACAACGAGTGCATAGCCTGTGACGGAACCGGCAAGAACAGTAAGGGTGCGGTGTGCAAGATATGCAAAGGCACCGGCCTGATGAACGAAGCCACGCCTGAAGCAGGAGGAGACGAGAACGAGGGCAAAGACGACGATGCCAAAGGTGATGACGAGCCTGAAAAGAAAACAAGAACCATCGGTCGCAAGATCACGAGATAGTTTCCTGTCCGGATTGCCTACGACGAGAACCTCACTCGCAGACAGAGGTAGGTAGGACCCGGCTGGTTAGGGGACCGCTCAGTTTGCTGGCACCTGAGCCAAAATAAAAACCAGCAGGATTTTAATATGAACATACTAACTGACAACGACCCCTTCCCATTCGGCAAGTTCAGAGGAACGAGAATGATAAATGTTCCTGCCTCGTATCTTGACTGGGCGAGCGGGCAGGACTGGCTTGATAAATGGCCTGATGTGAAAAAGTACATCGCTGATAACCGTGCCGTAATCAACAAGGAACTTGAACGTAGTGAAGAAGATTGGGAAAGTCAGAAACAAGACGCCGCCGCCGAGTTCTAAGGAATTAAAATGACAACACGAACCATCAAACGAACGCCATCCATGACCGAGCAGATCGTTGCTCATGTTAATGTGACGTCTGACGAAGCCCCTGCACAGGACGGCAAATACATCTCCACCGGATCTGCCCTGCTGAACCTGGCATTGTCTGACAAGGCTGACGGCGGTTACCTCCCCGGCAAGATTGTCAACGTGATCGGTGACAGTTCCAGCGGCAAGACATTTCAATGCCTGACCACGTTGGCCGAGGCCGCTCACAATCCTGCTTTTGACGACTACCTGCTGATCTATGATGACGCAGAAGCCGCCAGCGAGTTTGATCTGGTAAAGTTGTTTGGACAGAAGACTGCCGATCGTATTCTGCCTCCAAGTCTTGATCGGGACGAACCAGGACACAGTCAGACTATGATGGACTTCCAATCGAGCGTCCGGCGTCTGCTATTGAGCGGCAAGCCGATCATTTACATCCAAGACAGTTTTGATGCCTTAACTACCGATCAGGAATTGAAGCACGCCGCTGACCTGCAAGACGCTCATGATAAAGGTAAGGAAGCCAAAGGTACGTATGGAATGGAAAAGGCCAAGCACGCAAGCATCCTTTTGCGCCTAATTGCTGCTGAGGTGAAAAGGACGGCCAGTCTCATTGTTATCATCAGCCAAAC